CAACCCCAGAAGCGTACTGCGCCAATATGGTAGAGGTATTCCGTGAGGTCTGGCGTGTACTGAAGCCAAGTGGAACGGTCTGGATGAACCTTGGTGATAGTTATAATGAGAAAGACCTCGTGGGCATACCGTGGCGTGTGGCCTTTGCACTCCAGGCGGACGGCTGGTATCTCCGGTCTGACATTATCTGGAGCAAGCCAAACCCAATGCCTGAAAGCGTAACCGACAGGCCCACCAAAGCACACGAATATATATTCCTGCTGACCAAGAGTTCCCAGTATTACTACGATGCTGATGCGATAAGGGAGCGACTATTGCCTAGTTCTGTAAGCAGATTACAGCAGGATGTAGCTAATCAAGTAGGAACAACCAGAGGACACGGTGGACAAAAAACAAACGGAAATCTGAAAGCCGCTGGCAATATTGAGCAAGGGCGTAACAAGCGCTCCGTATGGGAGATTGACTCTAAATACCCTGATGCCACGTATGATGGCGGTGGTACTGGCCTCAAAGGGCATAGTGGGCATTACAAGGCAGATGGAAGTCTTATAGACCACCCACTTGGAAAGAATAAGCGCACCGTATGGGAAGTAACTACTCAGCCATACAAGGAAGCCCACTTTGCTACGTTTCCAGAAAAGTTAGTCGAGCCATGTATCCTTGCAGGTTCTTCAGAGAAGGGCGTGTGCGCTCAGTGTGGCAAGTCGTGGAAACGTATTGTTGAATTGACAGAAGAATACGCCGCTTTGATTAGTAGCGGTAAAGCATGGAGAACCAACGAAGGCAAGCCAGACGCATACACTAATCGCCAACCTAAAAAGCATCCTCAGAATGTGCCACCTAAACACAACACCATTGGGTGGGAACCCACCTGCACCTGTAATGCTGACGTTGTGCCAGCCACTGTCCTCGACCCATTCGTTGGGTCGGGAACCACCCTGGCTGTGGCTCAGAAGTTTGGAAGAAAGTCCATAGGCACAGACCTCAACAGGGAATATCTAAATTTAGCTAAAATGAGGATTGGAAATGTTCCATTGCCTCTTATCGGAGGATTATGATGGGATACGCATTATTTCATAGTAAGTGTTTCGGATGCGACCGGTTGATGTCGTATAACCCGATGACAGTTCCGTCTATTCGGGCTACCAACGGAATGCCAGACCCAGGGGGAGTCCGTGAACCTATCTGCCAGGAGTGCGTTGATAAAGCGAACGTGGTGCGTGCAGAAAATGGGTTGCCAGAAATTATTGTCCGCCCAGGTGCTTACGAGGCGATAGAGGAATCATTACTGGATTATTCTTAGTTGTGCAGCTGCCAATGCTTTATGCAAACTCAGGTCTGGCACATCTGGAACAATCCTCAACGTATTAGTATTATGGTCGCATTTTGTTTCTCGGATAAAGAACGTGTTGAGCGCATCTAGCTGAACCTCGCCAGGGTTGACCGTCGCCGGTATCAAATCGTTGATGCGAATCACATCCCCAGCACGGACTCGGCAAATGCTCCTGGTCGCTCCGTTCGCATCCCGAACGCTTCCAACAAGAATCTCTGGAATCTCCGCATGTATGTCCTTTCGGAACTCCAGTTCCTTATTCCTCCGATTTTCAGCGGTCGCCTGGTTGCCAACAATATCACGCACGGCATAATCCCTGGTCAGATATTTCGTTATGCTGGTGGTATCGGTTGTAGTGCTGGTTCTGCTTGAATCATACACCGAGTACACCGAATTTCTCATGCTCCTAAACGGCCCACGTATTCTTGGAACAGCTGTCAAATCCTGTAAGTCCACTTGCCAGGTGATTGCCGAAACGTTACGGGCCTTGAAGTAGATTTTCCTATCTTCCCATACCGCTAGAAACCAGGGTTCGCTTGTCGTGCTGGTAAAAGCCGTCACTCCGTTATTTTGGTTTGTTAGTGCATCCCATAATTGCAAATCGGTGTAGGTTATGGTTAGGTCTACACCTGGGTCGTCAATGTGGGTATCGTCATCGGACAATTGTTCCGCAGTGCCGGTGGTGTCACGCATATCAACAATAATCTCTTTGGCCGTTTTGGCGCTATACGTTTTTGACTGCAACATCCTGTCCGTAAAATTTGCCCAGTACCCATAGCACTTGATGACCGTTCCACCCTCGCCTAATTCGGGGTCTTCATATCGCCCCTCCCAGATAACCTTCCCAGAATCTTCTGCAAGAACCAGGCGATACAATCTACGGTTCAGATACCACTCCCAAAATTCAGCCAGGGTGGTTCCGACTCGGAACACCATATCGTGAAAGCCACCGTTGAGCCTGGTGGTGTGGACTAATCCATCAACAAAAGGAAGAATATCCTGTTGGTAAGTAGGCGATGAAAGATTGTCGTCGTAAAGATGAAGTCGTAATGGCATGGCTATACGATATTGTATTGCGGATGATAGGTTAGGGTTGAAGTGTAACTGACGGCTGATGGGTTGGCGTTGTCATCACGCACGATGTAAACCCTGGTAGGCTCTGGCCCTATTTGAAATGCTCCACCCACTCGGTCAGGAACATTGCTTACGCTACCAGTGGTCGTCAGGAAATAAACACCTGGTTTCTGGCTTACCGAGTCGACGAGGATTTGGTCAGCGCTTGTCACGTTGTTGATGATGACGGCCCCTTCTTCGACCGGAGCCAAAAACAAATAATCAACACGCCAGTTGAAAAAATCTGGAGTGATTCCACCTGACCTCCTCCAGGTTACAGTCGTACCAAGCCCAAAATAGACTCGGAGTTTGTAATTGTCGTAAATGTCATTATCGCCGAGTTGCCCTGGTGGAATCTGGAGTTCCCCAATATCAATGAGGTTCATGGTACTCGCTAATGACGTTCCGTAATGGTTGTAATCAGATGCGACTGATGGGCGTGGCGTAAAGCTCAAATCTCCAACGCTGTATCCAACCCCCAGGCGGAAATTGGTTCCAGCTGCGGTTGTGTTTAGCATTGCTAACTGCAATCCAGATGTAGTTGACGCTGTACGAATTGTATACTCAGTTCTTGCAAGAACACGGAACAATCCCTTGGGAGCAGTCCCACCCAGGTCAAACTCCCAATAACCATAGTTAGTACTGGTCACGGCTTTGTCGTTTACTACTGTCCAATGGATTTGCCCAGCAGAACCATAGCTTGCATTTGTAATCGCTGTCGCTCCTGTTGTCAGGGTATGCACTGTGCCACCAAAGGTTGCAGAAGCACCAAAGGCATCAGTAACAATAACCGTGGAAGCCGATTGCCCCTGGTTGAGTAGATTATCGGTCATGCGGTCGCCACCACGCATCGTAATGAACACTCTGTGGGTTCCGCTTGCTGCGAGCGACTTCATCGTAAGGCGCATTTTTGCAGGAGCATCACCTGGTACGTCGTAAATGTCAAAGTGATTGATTCCGGTTCCCAGCAACGTATCAATCTCGTTGTTTGTTACTCGTCCGGTTATGTAAGCGCCAGGAATAGAAGTTCCAGATGCAGCCATAAAACCGTCATAGTAAGCCGTGCCTGTTGCCGATGCGGTCGAGGCCCTTACCATACCCCACACTCGCAGTGTTGTTGCCCCAGCTGGAATTCTGACGTTTGTCCTTGATAGCTGGTGCGCCGTTCCGGTAGTCGTGACATCCAGGTAGTCCTCATCCTCGTAAAGCACATGCGTGCCCAATAACGATTGAACCTTGAGGACAGCCTGGGCAGGAACCGCACCCACGCTGCTGAGGGCAACTGCCTCCGTGTAAACGCTGACCGAGTAGATTTGGCTAGCAGTAACTGCTATGTCCTGGTATTGGGCTTCATGCGTCAAACCACCGCTCGCACCGGTCATGGTAACTTTCATGCTTGCCGTTCCGTAAACTGCACGAGCGCCATCCCTGGTGGATGTTCCTGTTGCGGTCGAGTTCTCCGTCCAGCCCACCATCAGCGTTCCATTTTCAAAAGAAGGATTATTGAGATAATTTGATAATTCTTCGCTGGCTCCCACGCCAAGTGGGTCGACCAGAAGGGATAGATCTGCGAACGCTCTTTTGTTGTTGACTATTGGTTCATCAAAACTGTTTCGTCGTAATGACAGCTGTCCATCAATAACTCGGAAATCAACCTCTTCATCTGACGAGGTTCCCAGTTGGGTTTCTAGTTCCAGGGGAGTACCAGAACCGACAACCACAGACCGGTTTCGATTTTGTTGCAACATTTTGTTGACGTTTTGAATGTTCGCCTGGAGAGTTCCGACGTCATCACCATTGAAAATCAGCGCCACTCGCACCACCCTGGTTCCAAGTCCGTGCTGAGTCATGATGGCGCCATTGCGGAAAAAAGAATCCCCTGACAGGCCCCTCAGTTGTTGAATTGGGCCAATCTGAAAAGAATTTGGAAGCGCTGCGTGCTTGCTCGCATCCGCCAAATCCAGCGTCGTTGTACCGTCTTTGAGCTTGAGCGTAACTTGTGCCATGTATTACCTCAGATATTGATAACGTAAGCGGAATCAGCTGTAAGAATAACTGACCCAGAACCCCATACAAAATAAGGGTCTGCATTTTCGACTACCACAGCGCTCACTATTTTTGCCAGAGAAGTGCTGAAGGAAACCCTTCCATTCGAGCCGGTGGTCGCCGGAACCTCACTCCCTACCAACACGGTTGCCCCCTGGTAGGCCGTGCCTTGGTAGCGAACTTCGACAATAAAATTAGCCATGAATCCTCCTTAGATACTTTTCGTGTTTCTGCTTCTATCCGTAACATCATCAGTATCCAGGCTTGAAAGCTCGCTGATGCTTCCAGCGGCAATATTTCCAGTGTGTGAAACGATGTCTATTTCGGTTATCGCTCCTGCATTTTCCCATCGGCCTGTCGCAATGCTAACGGTTCGAGCGCTTCCATTATACCCACCAAACGACAACCAATGCTTGTGCCTGTCAGTCTGTAACGGCTGGGCAATAAAGAAACTGCCACCACCAAATATATCAGCCTCGCCATCGTCTGGGAATCCTTCTGGTATAAGGACATCGTCGCCAGCGCTTTGGGCGGCCGTCAGTGTGCTTGTTGTTCCCTTCAAAGATTGCACATTATAGTTGGATGCAGTTGTATCATTATTGAAATTCCATTGGATATCCCTGGTTGCTCCGGAATCGTTCTGCCCATAAATGCTACCCTGTAACGATTGGATTCCAGATGAAGGAATATCAACAGAGTCAAACGTATGCGTTGCCCCCGAACCAGCCACCCTCACCAGGCGTGGCTTCGGAACCTGGTACAAACTCATCATTGAATCTTCCTTGAAGTTCGTTCCATTTTGAGGGTTGAACAACATGGTAGTATAAACGGCTGCGGCGTTGAGCCTACTTGACCCCAGGTCTACTCCTGCATTGGCTGTACTCACAGAATGAAAGCTGGATATGTAAATCGTGTGGGCATCATCATCGCCGTTTTGCGGATGATACGTCGTAAAGCACGTTGCAGAAAATGCTCCAGCCGTACAACTCTGGTCTGGTATCGCTCCATCCCCACCCATCCTCCTGTCAGCGGCTCCACCAACTCCAGTTGCGGCCGCAGTTCCAGCTATCACTTGCCGGCTGTAATTTCCATTCGTGGTATTTCCATTTATCGTCAATTGAATTCCGTCTTGCGCACCAGTTCGGTCGCTCCGTAAATAACCCACTCCGCAAATATCACCCTGGAGGGTTGGCAATTTATCGAACGTGAACGTTCCGTCAGAGGCGAGTATTTCTTCCTCAATAAGATAGCGTTCGTCAACAGCGCAGAGGAGGAACCGGCTTGTGGCCGCAAAGTTATTTGACTCCATAAGCAGAGTTACAGATGTGATAGCATCGGTGTCAGCCCATCTACCACCACACGCATCAAGGGCTTCCTCTCCGGAGCCAGACAAAGATACGTAGGATTTATGCCCATCAGTTCCTTTGTAATGCGGTATCAGAATATAGGCTCCACCGTACACGTTGGACGTACTCGTTAGTTCCCCGACTCGGCCTGATGTTTGAGCGTTTCTTTGTGCCGCTGATGCAGACGCACCATCGGCCCGAAATACCTCATCGCCATAATTAGAACCTGAGTCGCCATTGAACCGCATAGCCATCCTGGTTTGGCCGCCGGTGTTGGTTATGCCGTCTACAATAATCACCAGGTGGCGAGCCTTGTAGGTAATCGTGGGTAACGTCAACGTTACGCTTGAAGCGTTTTCAGATAATTCTGTTGGTGCTTGCATAAGGCGTAATGGTAATTGAAACATTATCTTGTCCTTTGTTCCTCGGCTAATAACAAACCAATTTCCGCTGCGAGTTCCTCGGCAATCCGCCTCCGTTCTAATGGGTCTGACCCCAGGCTCATAGCATTGATGTTGATGACGTTTCCGCCACCGAACCCAGCGCTTTCAGCGTTGCTGAACACATTGCTCCCCCTGGGTAACTGGACTAACTCTGGGCCTGCTTCACCAACCAACGCCATCCCACCTCTGAAATTACGAGAGCCATGTTGCATAGGAGTGATATGCGAGGGAGGCATAAACCCACCCAATAACAGGTCTACGGTTTTTTGAAGGCCCGCAACCATTGATGGGTCGCCTCCAGCGGCAAGAAAGCGATTGATTCGGTTCTGTAATTCGATACCTTTGTCGAAAGTTGTGCTAAATACTTTGGCAGCGGCGGCGGCGTCGAACATATTGTCAGCGATGTTTTTGGTAAGTTCCATCCCCTCTTTCAGGCCGTCGTTCATATCGCCGGTTGCTGTACTCATTTCAAATATACCTTCAACCGCAGCTTTGATTTGCTCTTTTATGGAAGCGATAATTTCATCGATGCCAGGTATGTCTTTCCCAATAAGTTCCCCCAGGTTTCCAAGGGTTTCATCCAGGACGTTTTTCAAAAGACCTGGGATATCTCCGACTTTATCCACGACGCTATCGGCAAAGCTCTTGGCAGCGACCTCCGCTTTCTCAAAACCAATCTTGGCAACTCCTGCCAAATCTTTGAATATATCACCAACCGTTTTATCTATCGTCGGCAACTTCTCAACTCTCGACGCAATCATGTTGTAGACATCAATCCATTTCTGGAATCCTAATATAGAGTTTTCAACCCATTGAAACAAAAAGTCTTGAATTTCTTGAAGAATAATTTTAGTAAAATCTCGTATGCCTCCCCAGTTATTTATCCAGGCAACAGCCATCGCTGCTACGGCAACAACAATGAGCGTGATGGGGCTAAACAGGGCGAATATCCCGATGGCAACTAACTTGAACATCACCAGGAGGCCGCCAAAAATTGTTATGACTCCGGCTATACCGGATAGAACAAATGGAAGAATAAGAATCAGCGCACCCAGGGCTGCCCCAATGCCAACAATGGCAATAATCTTTTTCTTGGAAGCGTCGGTCAAATCGTTGAACGCTTTCATAGCATCGTTCACCCTTACCATCAAACCTTCCAGGTTGGGAATTAGAACCATGCCGATTTGACCTGCTGCGTCTTTTACTTGGGCCTGAAATCGCTTCATAGAGTTTGCAAACGATTCAGCCGTATTCACGGCATCGCCCTGGATATCTGTCGTTTGTTCAAGGATGGAAGCGAACCTGGCTTGAACCTTGACGGCCTCGCTCATTTCCTCTTTTCCTGATATGAGGCCCATTTCCAGCGCTTTTGTTTTCAGGGCTGCTTGGCTAAGCAAAATACCGAACCGGCGTAAAGGTTCAACTTCACCAACCAATCCTGACCGTATAGCCCTCAACGCATCTGCGATTGGGATGTCGTTTACCGAGGCGATGTCAGCTGCCAATTTCACCATTTGTATCGACATGTCTGCCGATGCTTGTCTGGTCATTCCGCTGGCATTCAAAATAAACCCAAGGACTGATGCGTAATCCAGCGCATCTTGCTCTGCGATTCCCATAGCGAAAGCCGATTCTTTAGAGAATGCCGTAACAATGTCGATTGAATCACGGAAAGCCAGGCCAGCTTTGTTGATGGATTCAGTGAGAGAACTTGCAGATTTTATTGACGCTGCCCCAATAGCTGATAACGCTCCAGTTACTAAAAGCGCTGGCCCACGCAGTTTACGCAAGTTATCAGCCATTGAGTTCAGTCGTTGGTTGACTCCCTTGAAGGCATTGGAAGTTCTGTCGACCCCTTCCAAAATTATTTGGACTCTTGCGTCAGCCATTACTTCGCTCCGCTTCCTTTGCTTTCAAGACCTGAGACTGTGCGTCCAGTAAGTGAAACATATCCGCCACCACTCGGTCAGGTGCTGTTACGTAATCTTCATATGACCATTGCGTTTCTAAAAGAAAAGCCGCCTCAGACATTTCATGCGACAGAGGCAGCCCATCATAATACGCCTGGATGGCCTCGTTTAGTCTTTTTTTTCTTCGTCTTGGTCTACCTGGTAGCACTCGTTCATCCTGGCTAATACAGGAGCCGTGAACTTGTCCGGCAAACTGTCGATGTTCGCTACGGTTACTTCCATATCGAACGACCATTTAGCTGTGCCATGCAGAAGAAAAGCGTCATCCAAAGCGTCCAGTTTCAATTCCGTCGCATGTTTCATCAAGAACTGTTGGCGAGCCTCGTCGTCGCCGAGAAGATCTTCACTAGCGGCCAACTTCAAAGCGTCTCCGCCTACTTCAATTCCAGCAGTTCTAAAAACCTTTCGCATGCCCCTGGTCGGTTCGCTGATGATTTCCCACCATTGACCATCAGGTAGTTCAATACGCTCGGTCGTTGGCATGAAGCCAACCTGAGTTGTACTCATACGTACCTTCTTTCAAGGCTTATCGCCTTTATTAGTTTGCCGCTATGGTTACTGCACCATCAACCTTGAAGGTCGTGGTATATGTCGCTAACCCTTTGACTTCTCCGGTTGGCTTGTAGGACGTACAAAGTGCCTTACCGCTAATCTTTCTCTTGCCTGATGCTGTGCCTTTTGGATGCCACTCAAAGTCAGCAATTACGCCAACCAGGGTTCCAAAGACAGCATCAGGGCCAGAAGTGGCTGTATCGTCAAATGGGCCTGTAATACTAAACTCCTGGGATATCTCAATTCCAGCTAAAACTCGTTCCGCAGAATCGGCAAAGGTCGTTACATCCAAGGCAGTAATTTCCTTTCCTAAATCGCTGATAGACGTTACATATGCTGACATATTCCTTTGAGTTGAACCGCTATCGTCTATCTTGATTTCCGCTGTACCGGCTATTGGTGTCATTGCCATGACTAAACCTCCTCTATCGCTTTTTTCTTCAGTAGCCATTCAACATTCAATGGCTTACAACCATTTGGTACTTTTACTGTATCAGTGTCGATAATACTCCCAATATCCCAGGCTTGCCAATACTCGCTCAAAGCGTTGCCCAGGTTGTCCACAGGACTGTATTCGACAGGGCTGATAACCTTATATTGCATTAGTTGGGCACTCTGTGTAGCGCAACGGCTAAAGACACGCTACCAGACGCCGCTCCGCCGGTTACCAAAACTCTCCCCCTGGTGTACCTGTCAATATTTGTTCCAGATGCAATAACAAGAATCGCACTGGTACTACTCGTTGACGAGGAGAAAACGGTTCCGCACGTTCCTAATGCTGCGTAAGTATTATTATCAGCACTATCTTGCAGTTGGTAAACGGCTTGCTCCCCATTTGCCCCCACGGTAAATTTTATGAATTGAGCGAAAGCAGTTGCACCAGCTGTCGTTGTTCCACCGTGGTCGACAACTCCGAAACTCCCATTGTTTGTATACGTTCCATCCGCCAGTTGGGTTATTGCTTTTGTCAACGCACCGTCAGTCCTGATAATAGCCGTTTGTTTTGCAAGTTCCCCAACGACTCCGCCTATTTTATTATCAACAGCCATCGCCGTACCACAATACGCTGCGCCACCAGATGCAGAGCCAAAATGAACACTCACCACCTGGTTTGTGCCAGCTGCTGAACCTAACAGGTTTTTCATCGCATTGTCGAGCGCCTGGGCGTCGTCATCGTACCACCCAGCCCATTCTATTTGGTCTGTCCGATGCCCTGTAAGAATC